AAGTTGCTCGAAAGTGATTCAATGATTGAACTAAAATCGGAACACATAACGACACGGCTAACTATCTGTAAATATGATACTTATCAAGGTGAGCGAAACGAAGATGAAACGCAAGTGAAACACAAACGAAACGCAAGTGAAACGCAAATGACACCAAACAAGAATGATAAGAAAGAAAATAAGAATACTATACCTGAATTTTCTGAGTTTTTAGCTTACGCTTTAGAGAAGAAACCAAAAGTCAGTCAGATAGATTTACGACTTAAATACGAAAGTTGGAAAGAGAGTGATTGGAGTACAAATAGAAATGGTAAATTGCATCCTATTACAAATTGGAAGACAACGCTATTGAATACACTTCCTTATCTTAAAGAAATAAATTTCGCAACTGCTTCATATGGTTTAACTAATGATTGGGACGGATAGTTATGTACAAGAAATTAACTGATTTAAATGCTGAGATGTTTAGCATTAGATACGAAAAAGATACGAGAGGTAAATCCATTGGTTGGGATTGGGATATGCTTCCTCTTACAATTAAAGAAGGAACTACAACTTACATAGGAGCTGCACCTGCATCAGGAAAAACGGAGCTATGGTTTGAGATACTTATAAATCTTTCGTGTTTACACGGTTGGAATCACGTCATATTTTCACCTGAGACTGGAAACTCTGCTGAAATATTTTCGGAACTATGTTACAAGTTTATAGGCAAGCCATACGTTCAAGGTCAAAACTCAATGACTAATAGCGAGCAGGTAAGTGCTGAGATGTTTATCAACCAACATTTCATAGTTATAGATCCTATTGATGAGGATTTGACTATTACTAAATTCTATGAATTGGTAGACGAAATTGAACGAAAGGAACAAATAACTATCCACACTACAACTATTGATCCGTGGAATGAGCTTACTGAGGAGTTTATACCTTCTGATTTAGGACGTGAAGACAAGTATTTAAGTAGGATATTAGGACAAGCAAGAAAAAACGCACGAAAGACGAATAGACATAATTGTATTATTAATCACGTTAGAGATCAACCAATGATAACTGGTAAGTCAATAGCAGGAACTGAACTAAGATATTTTCCAATTCCTACGGCAAGAGATTTTGCAGGCGGTCAGGTATGGTTTAGAAAAGGTCTAAGCGTATTAATTCCGTGGAGGCCTCCTTACGGATTAGCTAACGAAGATGGAAGCGGAGTAGAAAAAAACGAAGTACATTTGAAAGTAGCAAAGAGTAAACCTAAAGGAGTAAGTAAAAACGGAATATATAAGCTATTTTTGGACGTTGATAAATACCAATACTATATGCTTGATTATAGTGGTAATCGTGTTTATGCAAATAGAACTCCAACTAACAAACAATTTTCAATCTAATGGACATCGGACTACAAAAAATAAAGACAGGAGCAAACCTGTGGGCTATTAAAAAACGAATTCAAAACGCCCGTGAGCAAATACTAAAAACAAGACCTGAGGCTCAGGATTATATCAAAGGAGCAGAGAAAAGCGAAGAGGAGCTTTTAGAGGCTATCAGCTTTTTGACAAACCTTTACGAACACGCAGTATCGATAAGTAGAGAAAATACAATTCTCGCTAACCGAAATATGGAGCAAACACGAATAATTAAAGAATTAGAAAACCAAATCAAGTATAATAAAATAGAAAACGAGTTATGACAAAGACAAAAAAATTAGTAGCATTGACCGCCTTCCTTCCTGTGTTGGCAGACTTCATTGAAGATTTAAACGACCAGTACGTCTTTAAACAAGGACTAAAACGCAAAGCAAATATGCTTTCAGACGAAATACAACGAGTAGACCGTGAAATCCTACGAATAGACGGAGAGAACGCAGGTAAGATATTTGACGAGCAGATTCAGTTGCAGATTTTGTTTCGCCAATGGATTGAAGAAGTAATTGAACTTGACTGATGCGCTGTAAGAACTGCAAGGAGAAGTTTGAGCCTATCCGCTTTAATGCAAAATACTGCTTAAAAGACGAGTGTGTCCGTGCTTTTGTATCCGAAGCCAAAGAGAAGCAATGGAAGCAGACTAAAACACGAATGAAGAATAACCTAAAGACAACATCAGATTGGTTAAAAGAAGCACAGGTAGTATTCAACAAGTACATAAGAGAGCGAGATAAAGGATTGAACTGCATAAGCTGCGAAAAACCACCGCTCAAAAAAAACTGCGGACACTACTACTCTCAAGGAGGTCACTCAAATGTCAGGTTTGATGAGGACAACTGCCACTTACAATGCGAACACTGCAACACTTATTTAAGCGGAAACCTATTGAACTATCAAATAGGTATAGAAAAACGAATAGGAGCTGATAGATTGATTGAATTGCAAGGTAGAGCGCATTTAGAAAAGCGATGGTCAGTAGACGAACTGAAGGAAATAATCAAAACCTATAAACAAAAGATAAAAGATGCAGGAAAGTGACTTATTTGATTTACTAAAAAAAGGATTTATACTTGATCTTGAAAAATCAAAGGATCAGTTTAGTAGATGGGATTGCGTAAGTCACAAGTTTGCATACCGAATAGAGCTAAAATGCCGAAAGACTCACTACAATAAATTAATGTTAGAGCGTGACAAGTACTTTGCATTGATTTTATCTTACGTTGAAACTGGGTACAAACCTTTGTATATCAACTCAACACCAAAAGGAGTGTATGTTTTTGATTTGAGTGAATTAAATCCTGAATGGACTACCGATACACGAATGCCAAAGACAACGGATTTTGACAATAACAATAGAGTTAAGAAGACTTACACGCTACTCGAAATAAAAAATGCTAAAAAAATAAACTAAATTGATATTTGTATCTAAATAATCTATATATTTGTCTAAACATTTAATTTTTACGCTATGAAGAATTTATTAAAATCGTTGGCATCATTCCAACAAGAAGTGCCTGTAATCCACAAGGCAACACAAGGCTACGGCTATTCTTACGCTGACTTGCCTAAAATCTTTGAAGTAATCAATCCGCTACTGAAAAAACACGGACTTGGCTTTACTCAAACTCTACACACAAAGGATGATGTGAACTACCTTGCTACAATGGTATTCCACGTAGAGACTGGAGAACACATCGAAAGCTCAATTGCTATTCCTTACGTTCAGTTGAAAGGTATGAATGACTTTCAATCGTTTGGTTCGGGTGTAACCTACTACCGTCGTTATGCACTTAGTTCTGCACTTGGTTTAGTAACGGACAAAGACACGGACGCATCAGGAGAACAAGTTAAAACTGAGAAGAAATTACCTGCCATTGATCAAAAGCGATTTGCAGCAGCAGTACAAGCCATTGCAAAAGGCGAGTATACACGTGAAAAGCTGGAAGCATCGTTTGCATTAACTGAAGGTCAAACGGATATGCTTAACGCACTATGAAGGCTCTCAAAATTAGGTGTTCAGCTATCGGGAAACTGATGGCTACACCTCGCTCTAAAAGCGAAATACTAAGCCAAACGGCAAAGACTTACATTCACGAGTTAGTATTAGAACACAAATACGGCATCAAGAAGGAGTTTTCAAGCCGTTACACGGACAAAGGCAACGCAGTTGAAGATGAGTCTATCTCGTTAGTCAATGATGTCTTAGATGTAAAATTTATCTACAAGAACGAAGAGTCTTTTGAGAACGATTGGATAACAGGTACACCTGACGTAAACACGGAGGATGTATTGTTAGACGTTAAAAGCTCTTGGGATGCTACTACCTTTCCGTTTTTTGATACTGAAATCCCTACAAAGGACTATTTTTTTCAGCTGCAAGGTTATATGTGGCTCACAGGAAAGACTCAATCAATGCTTTGTTATTGCCTTGTAGATACTCCTATTGAAATGGTAGAAGACGAAATCAGACGAGCGCATTGGAAACTGCACAAGATTGACGAGGATTTAGATTTGCGTGAAGAGGTAGAGAGTAAGCATCAGTTTTCACACATTCCTAAGAACCGCAGAGTTAAAGTATTTTATGTACAAAAAGACGAACAAGTAATTGAGCAGATAAAAGAAAAGATAGAACTTGCTCGTGAGTATTACAACGCACTAATTCAAATGCTATGAACCAAGAAGTAACCGACAAAGTAGTTTTATCCGTAATGGCAAAGTATGCAGAACGCTCTGCAACTGGACTAAAGAAATACGGAACTACATTAGACCGAGAAGATTTAACGCTTGACCAATGGATAAACCATTTGCTTGAGGAGTTGATGGATGCTACGCTTTATTTGAGCCGTATTAAAAAAGAGATTGAGCTACATTACGTCAAAGGTTTTTCAGATGGCTATCGAGAAGCGAAAAACACGGAACAAAACAAACAATGATAAGGGGTAAAAATTACCACATATCTAAAAACGAAATGTAAACCTTTAAACAACAAGAACAATGAAAATACAAACAGAATTTATAAGAATGGGTGAGGGTACTACCTACCACGAGCAGTATTTTGAAACACAAACGCTTGAAAAAATATCCGTAAGCAACTGGCGATTGATTCAAGATTTGGTTGATGACTTGGCGCAGATATTAAGCGAGGGTAAAAAAGTAAAAGTAGACGTACAAATTTTAGAACAATGAAACAAAAAGAATATAAACCAACCCGTCAAGATAAAAGTCGAAACGAACTATCAGCATACGGCACAATGATACTGGTAACAGTAATTGCAATTATTTTAGTAATCAATTTAATCTATAACATATAATGGAAAACAAAACAAACACAGGGGCAATCTTTAAGAACGACAAAAAGACGAGCGACAAACAACCTGACTACAAAGGTAAGGTAAACGTAAACGGTAAAGAGATGGAAGTTGCTCTTTGGGTAAAGCAAGGTAAGAACGGAAGTTTTTTCTCAGCAGCATTTAGTGAGCCGTATGTAGCTCCGACTGAAGAGCGCAGACCAATTGGAGATAGTATGGACGATGACTTACCGTTCTAATATGTACATTGACGATGA